CACGATTTCCTGTAGGTTTTGAGCGTAACTCTCCGTTGCTTTCTCCAGTAATTCCTTCTGCGATTTGCTTAGCCTCATTGAATCCCACTCCTTCTTTCTTCATAATAAGTGAATACACATCTCCAGCCATTTCACATCCGAAGCAACGAAACCCACCGTTGTCTATGTTTAAACGGGCAGACTTAACTCTATCACCATGGAAAGCGCAGCGCAGCGTAAACCAGCCACGCCTTCCATGCGGTATGTCAAAACCATAATGCTCAAGAACTTTAACGATGTCGTGCTTAGAGTTTTGCAAGGATGTCACCTAGCCTTTGAACAACATAGGCATCCTCAATTCCTTTGTTCGATGCCTTGATAATTACCAATGGCGTAGGTGCGCTCGCAAGTTTCTTAGATTTACGGTAGTTCTCTGCTTCTAAATGCGCTTCACGCAGCCAACCTGATAGGTCAACCTTGCCATCACGCCGTGGTGCCTTGGCTTCAATAACATAAATGTCATTGACTGCTGGTAGAAATACATCACCAATGTCATTACGCCCTGCACGAGGTAGTCGTTGTGCGTTTAAACCCTGTTGCATAAACCAATCAGCAAGGTCTATCTCAAACGATGCACCTCTACGCTTATTACTTTGTTGCTGGCTCGCCATTTGTCTGCCTCTCTGCTGCTGCTGCAGCCTGCCAATACAATGCGTAGTAGTTCTCATCATAGGCAAACCGTTTCATGTGCTTAACAACTGCACCAGTATGTGCATACACATCAATACCTGCCTTCTTTAAGTTACGAAAGAACACAATATCCTCGCCAACATACTTATCTCCTAGTCCTTCCTTCTCAGCAAACACTGAGTAGTCAGGTGAAATAGCACGCAACTTAGGAACAACACTGCGATGCATCAAGGTCAAACCTAAACCAGCACAGTCAACCTTTACCACTTCATCCTTGGGCAGTGGGTGAAGATACTTAATCTCATACTCGCTTATCTCATGGAACAAAGCAGGCATAGGTTGCATCAGTGAAGATTCCATTTGCTTGGAGATAAAGTAAGTGCCACATACAACTGGCTTGGTGTTCTTATCGGCTATCTTCCATAGCATGCCAAGCACCTCAGTGGTAAGCACAATGTCAGAGTCAACCCATAACAACCAGTCTGTCTTTACTTTGTCATACCACATGTCGAGCAACGCTTGGCGTTGTCTACCAATTTGATTACCTTGAACACGGATAGCGTTGTTAATTGCCATCTTATGTGTAGGTGCAGTCACCGTGGTATACATAATACCTTCGGTAAACTTGCCATCCACCATACCGTTGTCGCACCAACCAAGAGATAATGTTTCCTGATTACTGTTAGCCATTGTGCACTCCTTCTGCTTCATCAAGAACCCGTAATGCGTTCTCTCCCATTTGTTTAAACGAGTTGGACATGTTAGTTAACTGCTCTGCTATGTCTAGTATGCAATCTCTACCGTGGTCGTCTTTAAGATGGATAGATAATTGTGTTACATAATCTGCAAACTGCATGGCTTCTAACCATATTTGATGGGGGTCGTAAACCTTCTTGGCTACTTCCTCCATCTGCTCAATTACTTGAGGCAGTTCTTCAAGCAGTGCTTCCTTCATCTCCGATGGCAGGTTCATCTTGCTTACCAACTTCTCCATCTCCACCTGTGGGATTGACAGACCCGCTTGTAATATATTCATTGTGCTCTGCTTCGGATAGGTCTTTGAACTGACCAGTCTCTTTATTCTGCCAAACAATTGCCCTCCAACCAACGGTGTATGTAAGTGTCTTAGGTTCAGCAATCATTAACTGAGCCTTGATGTCTATGAGGAGAGGTTTTGTTGCAACTGCAATCTCGTCTTTGACTTTTGATGCTGGGATTTCTCCTGCATTTTCAACTACTGTAAGTTCCCACATGTTTCTCCTAAATTAACTGCATTGGTTCGTATGAAATAACATCATTGATTTGCATAGATGCTGGCTCATACGACAACCACACTGGTGTTCCACCAGTTGCATCAGCAGGACCATAACGGTTCTTAACTGCACAGACTCCCATTGTGGAAATCTGATTATGTATAGTAAGGATTAGCGAAGGTGTCTGTGCTACCTTTCCGTGCAACGCTTTTTGTGGAGGACATGGATTGCCAGGCATACCTTCGCTGGTGTGGTGACACACAACAACGGCTGCTCCAGTTTCTCTAGCCCACCACTTGAGTTCTTTCATCAAGGTTCGCAATCCACCCCACTCATCTTGTGAGTCCATCGTTACATCCACTGCGTTATCTAAAACAATTAAACGCACATCTTCGCCCAGTCGCTCACGAGATGCAAGGACTGCATCTTCAATATCTTTAAGCGTTGGGGATGAATCAAACTCCCACATAATATGGTCGGCAGGCTTGAGCATTTGTGCTGCCCAATCTCTGTCTTGTTCCATCAATGGTTCAACATCTGACTGATGTTTGCCAGTTAGCAAAGCAAGTAGACGAAGGCTCATCGTATGTGAGTGTGTGTCTGCAGAAATATAAAGGGTTGGAACTTTTGCACGGACTGCCAAGGACAGGGCAAGCGTTGACTTACCTGCCCCTGGCGGTCCAGCAATCATGCTTACCTCGCCGTAACGGATTGCTATTTGTTGCGCTGCAAGTGATTGCCACACTACGGGTAGTGTTGCTCCTCCTTGCGAAGCGGTTTTAATAGCACGGCTGAGTAGGCGCATGAGTTATGCAGGCACCTTGTTTTGGCAAGCCTGCCCCTGAGGTTGTGGACATGCATAGAAGCCCTTGTATGGGCGACCAGTTGCCTTAGCGATACCTGCTGGAACTAAGCGCATTGGTCCTGCACCGCATGTGCATTGTGGTTGTGGTCCACCTGCTGGCTTGTAGCCTGCAACTGGTGGTTGTGCTACTACCTGTGCACCTGGAAATGCTGCAGCAACTGCTGCTGGAACTGCTGGTGATGATGGTTGTGCCATTGCTTCAACTGTTGATTCTAAATCAATCAATGTAGAAAGGCGTTGTGATAGTGCATCTAACAAACCATCAAGTTCAATAGCATCATTGGCACGAAGGTTAATCAACATGCCATCACGCTTTGTCTTGAAGTTAATCTGAATTGCTGCTTCCGTTGTGCTCATTTGTTTTCTCCTATAGTTATTTCAGGGTAGAGGTGAGAATCTTTACCGCCCACTGCATAACATGCAGCATTGACAGAGCAAGTGCCACACATGGTGCTTACTTGTGGGATAAAGATTTTATTTTCAATGGCTAATTCAAAGCCCTTAGCCCATGAACCGAGGCGTGCCTCAGTGTAACGGTCTAATGATTGAGGAGCCGTAAGTTCCCCAGTGCGAGCCATGAAGTATGAGCCAAGTGCTGGGCGAACGCCGATGGTTTTCTCCACAAGAATTGCGTAGATACCAAGTTGAGTAAGAGATGCAGGTTCACGAGAACTTGTTTTAATATCCACTACTATCAACTCGCCAGTCGGTGCAACCATAAGTCGGTCGAGGAAAGCCTTAAGTGGAACTCCCCCAACTTCCTGATTAAGTTCTGTTTCAATAGCCTCACTGCCATCAGGTAACTGATACATATTGAAGCCACTGTCTTGTCTAAACTGTGCCCAAAAATCCACCATCTTTGGACCATTTTCTAACCACCATGCTGCATCCTCTTTATTTGGATTAGCCTTAGTAGCCCTGCCACCTGCTCTCCACTCCATGCCGTTGTCAGCATTTTTGTAGTTGAGTTCCCAGTTGGATTCAAATGCTCCTCGTGATGAGAAGGTGTCTTGCTTGTCAGTGCCATGGTATAGACGGTCATATAACTCCGTTGCCTCATGGACTGCCTTGCCACCTGCTAACCAGTAAGATGGTTGTTCTGGAACATGCTGTATTCTTGACAGATAAAATTGCCAGCCACAACTAAGCCATGTATTTAGGGCTGAGTGACTGACATAGTTCTTACCTGTAACTTGTTCAAGTGTCATTGTTTCTCCTTTCAATAGGGGAGACTACTGCACAAAGTCTGCTCTATTGTGCGACACGCCGAAACAGAATTACAAGCATGTAGTTTAAACTGCTACTACACTCCTGTTCGTGCAGCGTAAGGGTGTAATAGCGAGACTCGTCAAGAGGCGAGCGAAGCCAGCCCAAGTGAACTTGCGTGGTATACCTTCAAGTGTTTGTTTGAATTGCGGGCATCTTATATTCCAAGTTGGATGCATGTTTGAGGATAACGACATAAGCCTATGGTTTACTGATGCTAAGTGTGCTGACTGTGGCGCATTGGTTACCGTTCCGACACCAGTGGATGATAATGAAAATAATTTTAATTCTGATTGTATTGATTGAGAACTATTTACTCTACCGATTTGCTTTTAATCGTGGAGTAAAACAAGAGCAGCAAGCCAGGCTTTGCCGTTTAAACGCATTAAAAAGGATTCTTAATACTCGTGAGTAGATACGAATACAAGTGTCCACAATGTGAGATTGTTGTGGAGATTGAGCGTTCGATGTATGCCGAGGCTGATGCGCCTATGTGCTCACCTTGTGGTCAGTTGATGTCTCGCATTTGGAGTAGCCCACCAGTGAAGTTCAATGCCTCTGGCTTCTACTCAACAGGCGGATAAGCCTAAGCAGCACAAGATGCTGCTTAAGAACCCAGCCAAACGATGGGGTATTTGTGCGGTGTGTGGACCCACAAGACTTAAGTTAAAGCAACGGGGCTACTGGTCTTGTCGAACTAAGTCTAATGTTAACCGAGTTAAGTTAGCCAAACATAAGAAAGATTACTGTGAGGAGTGTGGCTTTGTAGCCATACACCGTAGTCAGTTAGATGTAGACCACATAGATGGCAACCATTTAAACAATGACATGGCAAATCTACAGACACTATGTGCCAACTGCCACCGACTAAAGACTCAAGACAATAAAGATTGGGAAAACAAAAAAGCCCCCCGCAATTAAGCGAGGGGCTAATCTGTTTAAACTATTTGTTACTTAGAACCAATACCATATTCTGGTGAGTTAGGGTCAAGTGCTTTAAGAACTGGACCTGCAATTGCAGCAACACCTGCTAGTGCAAGTGTCTTTAAGTCTGTTGTTCCAGCAAGGTATAAAGCCAATACTGCTGCTACTGCAGCACGAAGATATGTGGCTACAATTGATTTAATTTTTTCTTTATTCATTTATTACTCCATTTCGGTCTGCCAAATCCCACGATATAGGGCGTGAGTTTGCGCTTATTGTTTTTCTTGTAGGCACGGATACGCTCCGCTACCTGTCCACCGTTGGCTTGTGAGCCTTTCTTTTTTTCAGGTGAAGTGTTGCCTTCTATGGTTGTAACTGTGCCATCAAGATTATCCTTGACAACAACACCAACATGTTCTACTGGCGCTCCACCCTCAACAAAGTCAAAGAACACTATGTCTCCTGGCTTAGGCTTAGCAGTTTCTGCATTGCTCCATGCACCTAGTCCTTGAAAAGCAGCCACTCCGCCTGGTGTCCATACAACATTAGGCATCTTGTATTTTACTTGGGCTGAGCACCACATAATAAAAGAACCACACCAAGGTTGGAAGTCATGCTTAGTAAACTTACCGTATTTAGTTTCGTTTTCTTTTGGACCTTCTACTGTTCCGATTTCAGCCTTGGCTATAGCAAGGAAGTCATCTACTTGAGCCATTAGTCTTTTCCTTTTATTAAAATCTGATAAAGAATTTCTACTTTTTCTTCTAGTCTAATAACGGAGTCTTTTAAACTTGTGCCTGAATTGGGCTTAAGTTCATACAGATAATGCTTGACTAACCATCTAACTGAGCCAGCAAATGCCGACACTATTGCGATGATAGATACTATTAGCCCAGCCCAATTTGCATTAGTCATTACATTATTCTCCTTATACGACAGTTCGGGCTATGAGTGTGATGATTCCACCAAAGCCTGTGTAGTTACGAGCAGCAGGAGTAGAGCGAGTAAAAGTAACTTGGTCAATGATTACTTCGGTTGGCTCTCCACCTTGGTTAAAGTCTTGAAGAATAACTGTTTGTCCGTTGGCTTCAATAGTTTCTAGTGCGTTCAAGCGTTCTCTTGAGTAGCCTTCGTAACCAATCATGTTGCCAGTTTTATCTGTTTCTCTGTCATAGCAAAACAAAGGAATCTGTAATACACGAGCACGAGTAGGTGTAGGCAAAGCCTTAACAGCAATACCTACTACAACTGGACCAGTGGTTGCACTTGTAGAGTTACGAGTAAGAGTAAGTTTAAACGATGCATCTGGTCCTGCTGCTGGGTATGCATCACCTAAATCAATATCAGCAGTAGTGCTGTTACCTTCATAAAGCGTAGTAATAACAGTGTCTGATGTTGGACCAATCTTGTAGATTTCAATATCACCACCTGCTATGTCATCAGTGGTGCGGATACGAATACGCTTCCATGCTTTGTTTTCCATGGTGTCATAACGAATACGAGCACAACGGATTTGTCCTGATTCAACCAACTCTGTTGCATGTTGTAGCCAAATACCTGAACCGTTAATTGCAAAGGCAACTTGATTATTGTTACCTAATATACGAACACCATTTACTTGCCCAAAAATACCATCGGCATAAGCATCTGTTGCACGGGCATATACGCCACTGGAAATAGGTTGAGCATAACCAATAAGGGTCAGGGGCTGACCAAGGTTAATGCGTGTAGTGCCTGAGTTGCTATTTACCTGGTTAGTATTGCCAGCCCAAATGTAAGAGTCACGACCTTCAAAGTCATAGACACCGTTCTCATTGTGGAATACCAACGGTCCGTATGTCATGTCACCATTTTGCTCTAGTGTTGCAATGCGAGCGCCCTTGTTTGTGCCAACCATAAGGAAGGTTCCAAGGTATGAATAAAGAGATAAAACAATTTCGCCTCGTGGCATAGTGGCAGCAGTGATAATAGTGCCAAGCGCACCAGTATTATCTACTCCTAATTTAAAGATAGCAGAGTGGTCACCAGCATAACCACCAATGTAGATGGCGTTGGTTCCTTCTGCTATTCCTTCCCATACCCAGTTTGTTGGCATAATTGTTGAGCCATTGATAAGGTCACCACTAGCAGCGTTCATTGCTGGTTTAATATCAACTGCTGCACCAGAACCTTTGCTATTAAAAGTAAGTTCATAAACTGCATAAGTGCCATTAGTAAACTTCAATGCAGCAATAACACGGCTTTTAACATACTTAAGAGCCACATGTTCTGCGGTTAAGCCATCGTATGCATAATGTTTGTGTGTTGTGCCATCAGATAATCTAACATCGTAGATACCAGCGGTTGTAGCCACATACAAATATGTTCCATCGGATGTAGTATCAAGGATTGTTTCATTGCTAATAGATGAGAAGTTAACTAAGGCTGTAGATGTGCCTGAACTTGTAATCTTATACATTGCTGTAGTTTGTGAAGTGCGTGGTGCTAAGTCTGTAGCAACAAGGAAAGCAACACCTGCAGTGCTGGCACCTGTATCTACCTTGCATGCTCCAGTAAAAGCCTGAACAAGTGTGCTCTTTTTAAGTAGGCTTATCTCACCTGGAGTCCATACATCTATGCCATAAGAATCACGGAATCGAAAACGAACTTCGTTCTCATTACCTTCCATTGGCTCAGCAAATAGAACACCCTCGCCATAGTGCCATGATGATTGAGAGCGTGTCCAGTAGCCTGAACCACCAAGGGTGTGCTCTCCTGGGTCACGCATCTGGTCTACACGCTGAACACGAAACTCTGCAGTCTGTCTCCTGTAAGGAGTGCTGTCTGTGACTGCCATAATAAATGGCAAGCCACCAATAGCCATGTCAAAGGCGTTACCGTTTAAATCGTAGTATGTAGAAAGGCGACCAGATAAATCAATTATCGTGCGCTCGGATATATCGGGTGAACGACTAACCACTGTATCTCCTTAGTAATAGAAAAATGAGCAGTTTAAACCCATGCTCAGGGGTAATCTTTGGTATTATTTATTCAGTAATTGCTGCAACTTCTGCGCCAGTTAGTCCTAGTGCAGACAACTTTGCCTGCGCTGCTAACTTAGCATCAGCCTTTGCTTGTTCTTCTGCTTCACGAGCAGCCTGTGCTTCTGCTGCTTGAGCAGCCAGTTGGTCACGTTCTGCTATCTCAGCAGGAGTTAGGTCAATATATTCACTTGTGCCCTTAGCAATATCTACAATTAGTTTCTTAGGTGTGTCAGTCATTTACGATAGCCTGCCAATCAGTAGTAGTTTCATCCCATGTATACATAATACCGTCAGTTGGGTATGCAACTGGTGCTTCCCATTGACAGGTATCTTCATCTAATACCCAAGACGGGTAAGGTTTAGGCGCAATGAAAGCATCACGAGCCTCATCGTATGAGTATCCAATACCTGCAAAGTTCTTACGGATATTGCCGTTGTAACTTGTCTTTACCCAAGTTCCGCCTAGCGAATTCATAAAGGATTCGCCTTCATCTGCTGAGTTGTTGTTGCCAACTAGCACTCTAAGAACAATTTTGTTCTCATCTATCTCTGCCCAATGCGACATTTATTTCTCCTTTACACCATTGGATAACGAACTATAACAATACCTGAACCACCATTGCCACCAGCCTGACGAGTTGCGCCAACGCCTGTGCTTGCACTGCCACCAATACCTCTGTTTGCAGTTCCACTTGCACCAGCAGTATCTGAACCAGATTCTGCCATACCAACTCCGCCTGAAGCATAAGTAACAGATGAACCACTTATGGCAACGCTTCTACCACTACCTGCTGTTCCTCCAACTGGAGAAGAACCGCTACCGCTACCATCGCCACCAACAGAAGCAGCACCGCCACCTCCGCCTCCAGCGTTGTAACCTGAGCCAGTTCTATAACCTCTACCACCTGCATAGCCTTGATTGCTTTGTCCAGTTCCACCATTGATGTATGTTCCTGAACTTGGAGCATCAATGCCGCCACCGCCAGAACCGCCATTAGCAAGAGCAGATGTGGTTTCGTTAAAACCTAAACCTGAACCGCCCCCAAGTGAAGTAATAGTTGAAAATATAGAATCGCTACCAGCGGCTCCTTTTTTACTTCCAGATTGTGCCGCACTACTTGTTCCGCCTGCTCCACCTGCACCTACATAAACAGCGTAATTACCAGCAGTTAAAGATAGTGCAGATTCCAAACTTCCAGAACCACCAGTTGCTGTTACAGTAGAACGAAGTCCTCCTGCACCACCTCCACCACCATAAGAGCCACCGCCTGCACCACCTGCTACTACTAAGTAATCACAAGTAAGCGTTTTAGCAGGGGTAAATGTTCCTGATGATAAGAAAGTATGAATCCAATATGTGCCATCGTTGGTAACAATATCTCCACCAGTTGCAAATGGAGCAATGGCTGGAGTAGCACCAACTGCTGCTATACCGTATAAAGAAAATGTTGAGTTGGCAATAAAGTTGCTGCCAGATTCATTGGCAAAAGTAATTGAAGAAATTGCAGTATTGCTATTAGATAAACCAGCCATTAGAGTAGCGTAGATACCTGAGCCAGTATTTCCTTCTTGGACTGTATCTATACTTACAGATTTATATTGGCTAGCGGTATAGTTTGGTATGTAAATATCCACACTAGAAAAAGTAGAAGCAGTATTGTTTGCAGCATTTATAATACCGCCAGTGATACCAGAAACAGTTGACCAGTTAAAAGAACCAGCAGCAGCACCTGAACCATAAAGAACTTTGGTTGCTGCATAACTTGATGAACCTGAAAAAGTAAAGTAAATATAATCAGTAGTATCTACTTTTGTAGAACGGACAGATGCAACTACTTTTAAATCAGTATAACCAGTTTGAGGTATGCTAGAAAAAGTAACAGAAGCAGCGCTAGTTGTAAGTGTTTGCTTACCTAACAATACATAATTTGATGGCATCTATTTCTCCCTTAAGCCGTTAAGTATCTAATAATAACAATGCCTGAGCCACCATTACCTGCAACAGTTGCTCCAGCGCCTCCAGCGCCTCCGCCTCCACCACCTGTATTAGTGATTGCATTTGAACCAGCAACGCCTTGACGACCACCATTACCTCCACCACCAAGTCCACCATCGCCAGAACGGGTATTAGGTTTTGTTGTTCCACCGCCACCACCGCCAGCGTAATAAGTTGCTATACCTGTGCCAGTTACATTTGCAAAGATTGGAATAGATACACCTATACCACCAGCACCACCTTCTCCACCGCTCGTAGTGGTTGCTCCAACAGCACCTGCTCCACCACCACCAGCGGATGCAGTCCAAGTTGCACCATCGGTAGAACCTGCTCCACCTGCGTAACCTTGTCCTGTAACTCTTGTGCCACCAGTATAAGTTGATGCTGGATAACCATATCCACCACCACCGCTTCCACCGTTACCACCGTTACCAGAATATGCACCGTATCCGCCACCAGTAGATGTGATAGTTGAAAATGTGCTGTTGCTTCCTGCGTTACCATTTGAACCACTTGCATAAGTTCCACCAGCACCTACAGTAATTGTGTAAGCCTGAGCAGTTACACTAAGCGCAGATTCAAGAGAACCGCCACCACCAGTTGCAACTACGGTAGAACGCAAACCTCCTGCTCCACCACCAGCGCAACCTCCACCACTAGAAAATGCAGAAGAACCTCCGCCTCCTGCAACTACAAGGTAGTCAACAGTCAATGATTGTTGTGGAGTGAATGTGCCTGATGCACCAAAGGTGTGATAGGTATATGTAGCATCCTGTGTGATTGTTCCACCAAATGCTTTAGGTGCGCCAATGTTGCTTGAGGCTATACCATAAAGAGTAAATGTAGTGCCAGCAGCAATAGAAGTGCTACCATCACTAAACAAAGTAATTGAAGTAATTGGTTGATTAACAGCAGAACCAGTTGAACCTCGCCACATACCAACGCTTGCTGAAACAGAATCAGAAGCATCTCCACCACGAGTAATCCAACTTTTATAAGTAGTTGTATTTGTATAATTCATTATTTGAATAATAGTTGGCGAACCAGTAGTAGTTAAAAATCCTGGATTTGCAGAAGTTTGACTTGTTTGCCTGCTTGAACCAGCAACGCTACCAGTTCCATACACCATAGTTCTTGAATAGTTTGACCCAGTATCTCCGTTGAATCTTAATCCCCAGTTTACAATGCTTGATGTAGATTTTCCCGATACAACCAAAACTAAATCGGTGTAAGTTTGTGGAATAGTTCCACCTGAACCTAAAGTTACAGAAGCAACAGTTGAGGTAACTGTTTGAGTTTCAATCGCTACATAAGTATTAGTTGCCATTATTTAACTCCGTATAAAGCAAAATGAGAAAACTCAGCAAGGTTAGCCGAGTTAGTTTGAAATGTAATACTAGTTATTCCATTTGTATCTGCATAAAAACTACCAGAAGCATAACGAACTGCACCGCTTCCATTGTTATCATTTCCACCTATATTACGAATAGTTTTATATTTATTAGTATTTGTATAATCCAAAATATCAAATATATTAACACCAAAAATTCCTGCACCAGCAGTAGCATTTGCTATTGAACCTTGTGGATAATCACCAGATGCTCCATAAGCACCAGGTGTGCCAGAACCATTACCATCAAAAAGATGCACAGAATAATTTCCAATTGTTGAGTTTCCATTTAATTGCATTGTTAAAGCACTACTAGCACCAGTATTGTAAGTGCTTCTTGCAATAACCCTCACCTGCAAATGACTATAACCAGTTTGTGGTATGCCAGCAAAAGTAATACTAGATAACCCACCACTAGGAACAACTGATGTAGCAAGGGCATCATAAGCACTTGTTGGTGCCCATGTGTTTAAACGCCCTGTTATTCCAGAAGCAACAACACCTTTAAGTATTGGACTCATTAGGCAATATCTCCTACAATAGTAACCGTAGGTGAAGCGCCTCCTGTTTTGTAGTAGACGGTTGCACCTGCGTAAGCGGCACGAATCTTAGGGGCTGATGTTGTAGCACCAGTTGAAACTATAGTAACACCTGAACCTGCTGCAAAGGTTACTTGACCCGCAGCATCTTGAAGAATTGTAATGTTATCTCCTGCGTTAAATACGCTGGCTGGCACAGTAACAGTTACACCTGAGGTGTTAGTTGTAGTAACAATGTTATTAGCATCAGCAAGGGCTAGTGTGTATGTGGCACCTGATGTAGTGCCAGTTGTAGCACGTTGTTTAGCAAGTGGATAACCACCAGCAAGTGAGCCATCGTGAACTACTACTGTGTCTTTATCAGTATCTACTGTTAGTTCGCCTAGTAGTCCTGTGAAGGATGCGTGTTGTGCCGTAGTTCCTCTACGGCGTTGAAATGCAAATGGCATTAGATTGCTCCCCAATCTGAGAGGTTAGTCCATGAGGCGGTTGTCCCATTGTTTGATAAGAAATACCCACTGACACCTGCGGTGATAGCGGGGGTGTAACTTGCTGCTTGTGTTGCACTAGATGCAGCAGCAGTAGCAGATGCTGCAGCAGATGTTGCTGATGTTGCTGCACTTGTTGCCGATGTTGCAGCAGCAGTAGCGCTTGTTGCTGCAGAAGTAGCACTTGTTGCTGCAGCCGTTTGGCTTGCACTAGCGCTAGTTGCACTTGTTGCTGCCGAAGAAGCAGCGCTTACTGCTTGAGCCGTAACAGTTGCAATGTTGATATATGTTGTTGATGTTGTATCTGCAGTTGTAATGTCGCCCATGTCACGGACAAGACCTGAGCCTGTTTGACCAGTGATTGCTACATAAGAAGCATCTGCGCTTGATGCCGATGTAGCAGAACTTGATGCTGAAATAGCAGCCTGAGCAGATGAAGCAGAAGCATTAGATGCAGAAGTTGCTGCACTTGTAGCGCTTCCAGAAGCAGCAGATGCGCTAGCAGCAGCGCTTGTGGCGCTTGTAGCAGCAGCCGTTGCACTGGCTGCAGCAGAAGTAGCAGAAGTTGCTGCGTTAGTGGCAGCAGTTACACCAGTGGCTGCAGATGATGCTGCAGTTGAGGCAGAAGCAGATGCGCTTGTAGCGCTAGTAGCAGCAGCGGTTGCTGATGCAGCAGCGCTTGTGGCTGATGTGGCTGCAGCGGTTGCGCTGGCAGCAGCAGCAGAGATAGATGCAGCAGCGCTAGTAGCAGAAGTTGCTGCTGCTGTTGCACTTGCAGCAGCACTGGTTGCCGAGGTTGCAGCAGCGGTAGCGCTTGCTGCAGCCGATGTAGCACTTGTGGCTGCTGCTGTCTGTGATGTCAAAGCACTTGCTGCGCTTGTAGCAGCAGCAGTTGCAGAGGCTTGGTTAGTAGTAATCAAAGCATCTACATAAGACTTAGGTGCAGCAGATGTTGATGACATACCAGCAGATGAAAGACCAGTGATAACTGGGCTACCTGAAATGGTAGGGCTAGTAATTGTAGGGCTGGCAATAGTTGCAGTTGTTGCAGTTACTGTTCCAGTAAGAGTAGCGCCGTTGACCGTTGGTGTTGTAAGAGTTTTGCGAGTAAGGGTTACTAATTGGTCTGCACCAACTACTGAACCATCGCCTGCTACAAGTCCATGCACATGTGTTTGTGAAGCGTTGGCAAGGATACCTGAGTCAGCATCATAGCCACGGGCTGCAATGTGAGTCTGTTCTTCTTTGAAGTCACGACCAGATACACCATGGCGAACCGATGTGCCAGCGGTGTGGGAAACTGCAAGAGTTGAGTCTTGACCACGAACAACTTGAAGTGTTGTTCCAACTACAGATATACATGTAACAACTTCTTCTTTGTTGGTATCTGGTGCAAGGATAAGTGTAAACGGAACAGCAGGGTAACCGCTAACAGATACAACAGAAACGCTTGTAGTTGTGTCGCCAGTTGCTGCTGATGAAATAGAGTTAACGAGCGTTGTTTCGATTGCTGTGGCGGAAAAGTTCCGTTTGAGTGCGCCTGGGTCGCCTGCTGCCATGGTGGGGTTACCTTATCTCTGATAGTGTGAACGAATAGGGAATTGACGGCGTTGGTTTTCCGCAACTTCCTTAAGACGGGTGTTGTAAACATTGAACAAGAAGCGTGCTGCGTTTTCGCCACTTCGCAATCCACGCTGGTTATCAAGCACATCTGCTTCTGCAGATAGAGCACCAAGGCGTGATGGGTCTAGGAAAGAAATCATACGAAAGGCTGCGCCATAAATAACTACATCTTCTGAGTAGTCAGGCATGCCAGTTACTGTTGAGTATTCTTGTGTAACCGATGGTAATTGTGTTATGTCAAAAAGTGTTGGGCGTTTTGAATAAGCCACATTGACAATTCGCCCTGGAACTACTGCTGAGTAGATACCAAGCGTGTGTCCAAATGCACCGTTTGTTCCGTATTGTGTTGGGTTTGCTGTTCTATCTAATTGCCATGCACGCACTGGTAACCACTCTTGTGATGGACCAATGACATGGTGGGTTACGGACAGGATATTCTGTATTAAGTCAGGAACATCGTAGGTTGTGCGAGCAGCAATAAACGGAAATTGATATTGACCAATAGCAAATATATCTGGATACATTGCATTAAGTGTGTCGTTAATAGCACGCTTGATTTCATAGCGTGGAAACAGTGGCGCTACCATTACCTTGGATGAGTTGTTATGTTCTGTTGCTAATGTGCCACGCTGCCCACGACCCCATGGTGCAAGGGTAAGGGTGTTGTCAATGTTATTTGTAGAGTTAACATACATAATCTCATCGCCAATTTGGATAAAGCCACGGCTTACAACATTAGAATCATAAACAGAAATAGTAGTTTGAGTAGTAGTTGTTACAGCGCCAGTCAACCATGTGGTTGATTCCATATTTAAACTGTAGCCGTGAAGAAGTGTATCTACACGGTCAGTAATTTGTTCAAGTGTGCTCACAGGTCAATGCTCCTTAAGGCTGATACTGCAGACTTGCCAGTGGTTCCTGCAAGTTCATTACATACTGAGTTTAAACCTTTGTAGTTATTTGGTTGACGAGATGAACTAGCCTTGTAGTTTAAGGCTGCTAATAAATCTTTACCAGTAGTGCCAGCCCATCTATTGGCTGCACCTGGTGCATCTAAGAAAAGAGTGCGGTTTGGATAGGTGCCAGAATTGGCAAGTCTATTTAACTCAGCAACGAGTGTGGAACCTGCATAACCTGTAGCCATAATTACTTGCCTTTCTTTTGTGCTGCTCTCATGTTGTCCACAAGATTAGGATATTTTCTGCCAGCCTTTTTAGCAGCAGCCTTGGCTGATGCTTTAGCAGCAGGTGATAGTGGTGTTGATTTTTTCTTAGGGTTGGGTTTATCCCATACTTCTTTTTTAGCCATTACCATTTCACCTTATCTGCCCAATATGCTGCACTCATTTTGCCTTTGGCAATGTTGCTTGCATGGCGAGCCTTAAACGATTTTTGTCTTGCTGTTGGAGTCTTGTCTCCACTGACACCCTGTTGACCAAAGCGAATAGTTTTAACCTGGTCACCAGACTTAGCCACAACTACATGTGATTTTGTTGGGTGTGAAGGTGTGCGCTTAGGCTTATTAAAACCCGACACTCCTGCTCGCTTTAGTCTAGGGTCTGTCATTGGTTTTACTTTTCACCAAGAGTAGTTGGATTATTGACCGCAGGGGCAGGGATGCCATACGGGTTAATTGTTCCAAAGTTGTCATCTGCGTTGACGGTTTTAGTCCCACAGCCACATGATGCACACATAATTACATACCCTTCTTCTTGAGCATTGACATGCCCTTCTTCATTTCTTTAGCCTTTGCAGTTTTTGATTCAGCCTTCTCAGACATTGCGTAAGCCTTCTTCTTCATTGCTGGTGATACTGCCTTTTTCTTCATTGCTGCCATGGTGTTCCCCTTTTGTGTGATTACTTTGACATCCCCACCAACACCTATGCAGTAGTCAGCGGAAATCTTGATTGCCCTACGAGCAGCAAACTCTGCTGCCTTGATTGAGTTTTTACTAAAGCCAGTGGCTAATGCACCTAGTGCTAATTGCCCACCACTGCCTACTGCGTAGAGTCCACGGTCATCTCGTGACCACATGTATTCTTCGTCAATTTCATAGATGACACCGTTTAAACACATAAGCGCATCAAAGCCAGCGTTTGGGTCTTTGATTACATCTGGCTCGTAGCCATGTTCTTTCATTGCATCTCGTAGAGATGGAAGCACTTTGACTTGCATAAAAGCATCAAGTGGCATTGTCTTAATAAGTTTAGGTGGAATCCATAGAAACTCTGCTATGTTGCCAGCAACGGCATCTCCTGCAAAAGCAAACACATAGTCACCCTTACGCACTGCCTTATCCATACCCTTGGCATAGTAAGGTTTGTCATCATAGGTAGTCATGGAATCTGCTGCAATTACTGCCCAGCCTTTTCCCTGAATACCTACAATGGCAGTCATGTTTACCCCTTAAAACTATTAGTGTTTGCATCGTAGGCTTTGCCTACTTTATTTGAATCATCTATTGCTTTTTGCACTTGCTTAGTAGAGGTTCCTGCTGGCTGTATGCCTTGCTTACGGGCATCTCTATAGAGGTTTAATTCTTTATCCCATTTCTTCTGAGGCATATTCTTATTGCCCGCAGCATCTCCTGTAGATAGTTGGAGAGTCTTAGCCTTACACCCAAAGCATGGGCAAAATTCTGAATCAATGTGGTCTGAGTTGGGGGTTACTACACCCCAGTCTGACCATGGTTCTGGTGAGGTGGCATCGCACTTAGTGCAGCCAAACAACTCAACCTTGGGAAACATTTTTCCGTCTACTAAATCATATCCGTCTTTTACTACTTTACCAATATGTCCTTTAACGGAACAATCATACTGCTGTAATGTATTCCCCATAATTGCCCCCGATAGTTGGGTTCGTTAAACGATTCTTAGTTGCTTCGTCAATAATATATTCGTGTCCACCTAAGTAGACTTCTGTTGCTGTAGCAATTTCAGTTTGTGCGGGGTAGCGATAGGAAGAATACATGCCATCTATCATCATTACTGTTACGCCACGAGCAATAGAATAACGCTCAAGAAGTCGGTGCCAGCCCATAGGTGTTTCTTCAACACTTGGTGTTACAAATAAATAATTTGCCACTGCTTCTCCTTTATTGGTGTAGCGAGAGAGGCGGGATTCGCCCGCCCCCCTCAACTACAATTACTTTATGCAGAGATGGATGAACCATTTTCAATGCGGTAAAGTGCTGCTTCACGGTAAAGTGAGAAGCCAAGAACTCCATACCAACCGATTGGTCGGAAACGAAGTAACTTGTCTGTAACTGGACCGATAACAACATTTGGTTCTTGAGCAACAGCCTCAGCAAGTGCTTGCTTACCAGCAATAATTGTGCGGTAAACAGCAGTTACTGGAGTAACTGTTACTGTCGCTCCAACTGTGACCGCAGCAGTGTTTGCTGTGTCTACAGTAATTGTTGTTGTTGAACCTGATGTAACCAAAGAAACAATC